TCGACACCACGCAAAAACGCCTGAAAGCCATTTCTTTTCAGATGCCTACCGAGGGTTCGTTCGCCGTCAACCGGACAGTAGTGACTCTCTATAATAGCGAAATGTCCCTGTCCTCTGCAGTTGTGCGGTATCGCCCGAGCGGTCCGGGTCACAAGGATCGGGCGGCCCGGTTCGACCTTGCGGTGATTGATGATCCGCGGATGTGGCTGGAGGGTCGGCTTGGGTCACTCGATCACTTTGAAATGGTCGATGGTCATGACGCAGCACCGGAACTGGGCACGGCGGCTGAAGTGCTCGACGCGCTGGGCCGGTTTGTCTGGCTGGGTGTCCGGTTCGACTGCGTCATGCCCGATCGCATTGCCAACGACCGGGCGCGTCTGGCTGCATTGTCGGACCGTCTTGCGGCAACCAGGCCCAGCGCCGAGGCGGGGTGACGGCGAGCATGAAGACGATGAAGCAGCACGCTGCCGTCGCGTCGCGTCGCGTGCGCGGTCGTCCAACGAACCGGTTGCCGACCAAAAACCTTCCGTGATCGAAGAGGATCGTAGTATAGCGTAGTCCTTGCATATTGTATCCGCAGTGCTGGACTGATATATTCTGCGCATGGCCTTCCTTCGTCACCGCTGGACCTCCCGCCGCCACGCCCCGCTCTGGGTGCTGCTGCTGGGCATGAGGAAGGCGCGCGTGGCGAGTGACCACGACCAGGTCGCGGGCGTTGGGATCGAGGACGCGGCTCATCGCGACCGGCATCGGTGGAAGCGTTCGCTGCGCGCACCGGTGGTGTTCCGTTTGCTGAGCCGCCTCCTCACGCGGAACGTGTCGGCGTCGCACGCGGGGTCAGCCGCATGATCCACGCGACGCTGCGCAACCTCCGCCCGCGCCTACCCGTCCTCGACCTGCGCACCGCACGTCCGGCTGTGAAGACCGCCGACCGAGAACTGCTGACCGGGGAGCACAAGGCATGGCGCGAGGCGGTGCTGTCCCGGGCCGGCGATCGGTGCGAGTGGGTGGAGCACGGTGTTCGTTGCGAGCGGACCTCATCGACGAATCGCCTGTTCGCCGACCATGTCGTGGAACGCCAGGACGGAGGCGCTGCGCTGGATGTCGCCAATGGCCAGTGCCTATGCGCCAGCCATCACGGGCTGAAAACGTTCCGGGAGCGCGCGAGACGGATGGCGCGGCCGACGTAGAAGGCCCCCGGGGGGGGTCAAATCTCTGGGGAAAGAGAAAATCTTTCTACCAAACCGGGGCCACCCACGGATTATTTTCGACTAAAAAGGAGTTCGCACGGCATGGCCGCAGGGCTGACGGAGCGCAGGAAGGTGATGCCGGCAGAGGAGGCCGAATGCACCGTCTTGTCGCCCGTGGTGCGCATGATCCGCGTCGAAGACCTGGTGCCCTATGTCCGCAACGCGAGGACGCACTCGGACGAGCAGGTGGCGCAGATCGCGGCCAGCATTCGGGAGTTCGGCTGGACCAACCCGATCCTCGTCGACGGCGGCAATGGCGTCATTGCCGGCCACGGCCGCCTGCAGGCCGCCCGCAAGCTGGGGCTGGTCGAGGTGCCGGCGATCGAGTTGGCGCACCTGAGCGAGACGCAGAAGCGTGCCTACGTGATCGCCGATAACCGTCTGGCCGAGGCTGCGGGATGGGACGACGACCTGCTGCGGGTGGAACTCGCCGACCTGCGCGCGGATGGGTTCGACCTGGCGCTGACCGGGTTCGACGCGACGGAACTGGATACGCTGCTGGCCGCGGATGCGGGGGATGGTGGTGCTGCCGATGAAGCCGCCGATGATGTCCCTGATCCAGTCGCTGACCCGCTGGTCCGAGCCGGCGACCTGTGGCTTCTCGGGGACCACCGCCTCCTCTGCGGCGACAGCACCGATCCCTTGCTCGTGGCGCGCCTGATGGCGGGATACACAGCGTCGTTGTGCTTCACGTCGCCACCCTACGGCCAGCAACGGGCCTACACGACCGGCGGGATCAACGACTGGGACCGGCTGATGCAGGGTGTTTTTGGACGCCTGACGGATGTCATGGCCCCGGACGCCCAGGTGCTGGTCAATCTGGGGCTGATCCATCGCGACAACGAGGTGCAGCCGTATTGGCAGGGGTGGCTGGAATGGATGGCCTCGCAGAACTGGCGGCGATTTGGGCTGTATGTCTGGGACCAGGGACCCGGCCTCCCTGGCGACTGGAACGGCCGTTTGGCGCCCAGTTTCGAGTTCGTCTTCCACCTCAACCGCACGAGCCGCCGTCCGCACAAGATCATCCCCTGCGTTTGGGCGGGGCATGTGAACAGCGAGAAGGGCGGTTTGCGGGCGCAGGACGGGACGGTGGGGGCATGGACCCACGCGGGCCAGGGCGTGCAGGAGATGCGCATTCCGGACAACGTCATCCGCGTAACGAGACACAAGGCGCGTGGGATCGAGATTGAACATCCGGCGGTATTCCCGACCGCGCTGCCTGCCTTCGTGATGAACGCATACTCCGACGATGGGGATGTAATCTACGAGCCGTTCTCGGGCTCGGGCAGCACCATCATTGCGGGCCAGCAGACCGGGCGGCGGGTCCGGGCGATCGAACTGGCGCCGGCGTATGTCGATGTCGCGTTGCGGCGGTTCCGGCTGCTGTATCCGGATGTGCCTGTGGTGCTGGAGGGCGATGGGCGGACCTACGAGGCGGTTGTCGCGGATCGGCAGCAGGAGATCGCATCATGCTGACCGTCGAGACCTGGCCGGTCGATCGCCTGATCCCCTACGCCAGGAACCCGCGCAAGAATGATGCGGTTGTCGACCAGATGTGCAGTGCAATCAAGGAGTTCGGCTTCCGTATCCCGATCGTCGCTAAGTCCGATGGCACGGTGGTGGACGGGCACCTGCGGCTGAAGGCAGCCCAGCGTCTCGGCTTGGTGGACGTCCCCGTCGCGCTCGCGGACGACCTCTCCGAAGCCCAGATCAACGGCGTTCCGCCTGCTGGCCAACCGCTCCGCCAACTGGGCGGCGTGGGACGATGACCTGCTCGCCCTCGAGTTCCAGGACCTGCGCGATCTGGGCTTCGACCTGGGCCTGACCGGTTTTGATCCGGGCGAGATCGCCGCGTTCCTGGCTGAACCGATTGTCGGCCTGACTGATCCCGACGATGTGCCGGCCGTGCCTGAGCATCCGGTCAGCCGGTTGGGCGATGTCTGGGTTCTCGGCGGCCACCGCCTGATCTGCGGGGACTGCACCGATCCCGCGACCGTCGAACGGGTGCTGGCCGGGGTGACGCCACACTTGATGATCACCGATCCCCCCTACGGCGTCGCCTACGACCCGACCTGGCGCAACCGCGTGGGCATCTCCGCCACCGGCCGCACCGGTGCCGTGCCGAACGACCACAGGGCCGATTGGCGCGAGGGCTGGGCGCTGTTCCCCGGCGAGGTCGCCTACGTCTGGCACGCCGGACGGTACACGCGCACCGTGGCCGAAAGCCTCGAGACCGCAGGCTTTACCATCCGCTCGCAGATTGTTTGGGCGAAGTCCCGGCTGGTCCTGGGTCGCGGCGATTATCACTACCAGCACGAACCGTGCTTCTACGCGGTGCGCGAAGGCAAGACCGGCCATTGGCAGGGCGCCCGCGATCAAACGACCCTGTGGTCCATCTCCAGCCGCGACCAAGACGCCGCCACCATCCACGGCACGCAGAAGCCGGTCGAGTGCATGCGCCGGCCGATGCTGAACAACTCCAGCCCGGGCCAGGCAGTCTACGAGCCGTTCTCAGGTTCCGGCACGACGATCATTGCAGCGGAAACCACCGGCCGCGTCTGCCATGCGATCGAGATCAGCCCCGCCTATGTCGATGTTGCAATCCTCCGCTGGCAGGCGTTCACCGGCAAGGAAGCGCTCCTGGACGGCACCGGCGGGAGCTTTGCCGCGATTGCAGGGGAACGGGCTGCGAATACCGAGCAGGAGACGCCCCATGGCCGGACGGCCTGAGTTCACCCCCACCGACGCCCAGCGCGCCCAGGCCAAGGCCATGGCCGCCTATGGCGTGCCGCAGGACGACATCGCGAAGGTCATCGGTTGTTCCGCCCCGACCCTGCGCAAACACTTCTGGTCCGAACTCGACACCGCCGCGATCGAGGCCAACGCCAAGGTCGCGCAGTCGCTGTTCCGCAAGGCCGTCGAGGGCACAGGCAAGGAAGCCGTCACCGCCTGCATCTTCTGGCTCAAGTGCCGCGCCGGCTGGCGCGATGTGGCGATCGAGCCCGGCAAGAAGGAACAGGCGGAGACCATCTCCCGCACCGCTGAGCAGGGTACGGGTTGGGAGAGCCTTCTCAATTGAGCAGCTGGTCGACGGCCTGCCCCGATTGGGGTGACCGTCTCCGCGCCGGACGGTCCCTGATCCCCGACCTGCCGCTGGATGACGCCGCCGCTGCCCGCGCAGTGGCGATCTTCAATCGACTCCGCCTGCCCGACGT